CCAAACAAGGGCAACGCTAAACGCAATGATTCCGCTAATGAAAGAAATGATGAAGGATCATCCAGATTTTGTGGCGTTATTAGTTTCCCTTCAAACAAATATAGTAGGACATACAAATTCAGCTAAAGGTAAATAGTTATGCCAAAACCAGAAAACATAAAAGGAATTGTAATACACTGCAGCGCAGGCTATGGTGATATTGATTCGGTCAAGAGATTTTGGAAAAGTCTAGGCTGGCGATCACCAGGCTATCACAGATTCATAGATACAGATGGAACCATCCACAGAGTAAGTAGATACGGCAGCTATACCAATGGTGTGAAAGGATACAACTCTGAATATGTTCATATATCCTATCAGGGTGGTGTAAATCCAGATGATTATAGTAAAGCTGTAGATACAAGGACACAGGCACAAAGGTTAAGTTTACAGCACTGCATAAGTGATGTGATGCTGTGGCTGGAAAGTAAAGGAGAAGATCCAGAAGGTGACTTTTGCGTGGTGGGTCATCGAGACTTTTCACCAGATCAAAATGATGATGGAGTCATTGCAGGCTGGGAGCGCATCAAAGAATGCCCTAGCTTCGATGCTATGCACGAATATTTGCACTACACCTCAATCGATAGGAGATTGAAATTACCTACAGACCGATGAAAATAGATAAATCAATTATTTTAAGCTTTGTGATCCTTGTCTTATTAGTTTGGAATATAAAGCAGTGTTCTGAACCTACGAAAACTAAAACCATAACCGTAGAAGTGCCAGCAAAATCTGGAAGTTTTGAAATGGATCCTGATATACTTAACTGGCCATTGATCAAAAAAGATTCCATTGTCTACAGGAATCGATTGAAGGATACGGTGATCTATCTGGAAAATAAGATTAATAAAAAGCTCTCTAAAGACTATCAGGAACTTAATTCAGAGTTTGATCGCTACAAGTTATTCTTGGAGGCCATTAAGATCCAGAACTATTCAAAAACTTTTGAAGATGATTTTCTATCTGCTACAGTCACAGGAGAAGTACAGGGAGAAGTCAACTCTATGGCTTTGGATTACACCCTTAAGCCTAGAACCATTGAAACAGATATTGAGGTTAAAAACTATCGCTGGATCATTGGTCCCCAAGTAGGAGTGACTTACACTGCAGATGGTTTTACGCCTTATTTGGGTGTGGGTTTGACTTATAGATTGATACGATTCTAAAAATAAAAATGTTAAAGTTTCTTTTATTACTTGCACATGTGCAAGTATGTTGTATATTTGTTTTGTCAATATGATACAACTTAGAAAAAACAAGATGGAATTTAAAAAAGTAAATTACTCAGGATTAAAAAATAAAAAAACTAAAACAAAAAAAGAAGCTTTGGGTTTTATGTCTATTCTAAAAGAAAATAAAATTCACAACTTTTTGACTTCTTCTTGTTATTCCAACGGTGAAACTTTTTATTTTAAATTTTTAGACAAAGATTTTAGGGAAGTTTTAAAAGTTAGAATAAGTGATCACGGTGTGACTAGTAACAAAAGAATTTTAGGATCTGAATATATTGGATTTAGAAGTAATTTAGATAAAATTTTAGAAATTGCTAAATCTTGGAACGATGAATATATAGATGCATGGGGTGCTGATAATGATTATGTAATATAACTCTCATGAATAATTACAATCAAAGTTCAGATTTTGGAAAGCAAATCATTTTTGAATTTATCAAAGAAAGGATGAAGGAAAAAAAGATCACACAATTGAAGCTTTCAGAATTAATTGAAGTTAGTGAATCCACCTTGATTCGCAATTTTAAAGGTGAAACCGAAATGTTGTTGACCACTTACCTTAAAATCTGTGGATCCTTAGAGCTCAGACCTTATCTTATACCTTCAGAGATAGACGAAAATGAGTTAAAGAGATTGTTTTTAAATTAAAAAATGTACGAAAACTGTACGTTTTTGTAATTGAATAGCATTAAAGCTTTGCTATACTTACATAGTTAGTCGGATTCATAACCCGGAGTTTATTATAATCTGCAGGAACCTCTGAAACTTCTGTACCTAAAACTTGTCTTTCAATATAGTTTAAAATAGTCGCTAAAGTTTCTTGGCGTGGTTTTTTTGTCTTTCCATCGAGAATATTTTGAACTGCTAAAGCTAAAATGTCTGTTGCTTTGTTGATTTGATAAGCTGTAATTTCTAATTTTTTACACTTTTCCCGAATAAATTCTACTATTTCTTTTTTGCTTAATCCTCTCATAATAAATTAGTTGTAAGTTAATACTATAATTAATTGCATAAAACTTATATATTTATTGCATATTACTATGCAAGTGTTGTATATTTGGCATGACACAAATATGCATTTCAATAGTTGTGCCAAAAAATATAACAAAGATATGAAAGCTATACAGATTACACCTCATACCAAAAAAGTTGAAGCCTTTGCAAGAACTGTAAACGCCATTAATGAGTTTCAAATTCTAGGGTTTAAAACTCGTGCAGCTTTTATAGAAATCGTACAGGAGTATGACGACTCGTACAAGGATTTTACTAAAGGACAAAAGCTGACATTGTTCTGGAATGCTAGACATGTACAGATGGAAACCATTTTGGAACTGGAATCTATTATAGATCAATTAAAAAACGAATAATGAATACGCTGGATCAGTTTATAGACTATTTAAAAACAAATGATTTGATCATTGCTCCTAGAGATTTGGTTGAAAATTACTTGGAAGTACGGACCGCAAAGGATCTCATTAAGCTGAAAAAAGGAAGCAGAGACGTTTGTAAATTAAGAACCAAGGCTATTGAGCCACTTCAAAATTTAAGATTATGAGCATTATTAACATCGCAGGTTTACTTATAGCCCTTTACGTAATGGCTGTTGTATTTACGCTTGCTGAAAATTCAATTTTAAGACTATGGAAACAACTACTCGACAAAGTGAAAACAAAGTAAGCATATCCTACTGTAAAGTAGGAAAACGCTACTGTAAAAGCAAAGCTGGTCTTTGCGATCCAGAAGCAGAAAGCTTCATGGATAGATGCACAATATGTAATAAAACAGCATAATGTACAGTGCTTATCACTTGTTAATAATTTTTGAATACATACTATTGATATCTGTATTCATAACAGTTATAGCCTTGATTTTAATGAAAATAACTTTTAAACTTTATAAAATATGCAAACACTAAATCTTAATTCAGTCATTAATACTTTACCATACTTCATCCAAGGTGGTGGGCGAGGTGGATTCCCATTCTTTGACGAACAACCAGGAAATGGAAACGGTAATCCTCCACCTTTTGGTGAGCCTGTAGCATCTATAGATGCTAACCTTTGGATTTTATTTATAATTGGTTTTGCATTAATACTGATTGTGAATACTAAAAAATCACATTGGATAAAATTCAAAAATGAGTTTAAGGAATGGTCTAAAGCCTGTCCTAATGAAACAAAATGGTAAGCTATGGAAAGCAATAAAGAACTTAGAATTATAGCAGAGATAGTGGCTTTTAGCAACGATGTCTCTACTTATGAAGTCATGGGCATAAAAGACACTACTGTCAAAATATGTGCCTGTTGGATCTCTAAAGAGATAGGATTGACATCGGATCAGGATCTTGGTGCTCACTTTCTTATAGACCACCGCTATATGAATCACCGGATTGGGTTGTTAAAACTGGAAATGTCTTTGCATACTGAAATAAATAAAAGCCTTAGAAGCTTACTACAGATGTGTGCAATGATTTTGAAGATGAGTAAAATGGATATTAACAATTAGAAATTAAATAGAATATGAGTATTCATAGAGATTTTAAAGGCGTTTGGATTCCAAAAAAGATATGGCTTAACAAAAATTTATCTATTATGGAAAAGCTTTTTTTAGTTGAAATTGATTCGCTAGATAATGAAGATGGATGTTATGCAAGTAATTCACATTTTAGTGAAATGTTTTATATATCAAAAGGAAGATGTACTCAAATTGTAAAATCTTTAGAGCGTAAAGGATTTGTTAAAATTACTCTGATACGCGATAAAAAGATAATTACTAAACGTCTGATTAGGGTAGTTAATAAATTAAATACCCTAGTTAATAAATTAAACAGCCCTAGTGAGAATATTAAACAGGGGTATTTAGAAAATGATGAAGGTATTAATACAGTTATTAATAATACAAAGGGAGAGATAAATCCCTCTGCTTTTTCTTTTCTTAAAAATAATTATCCTACTAGATTCGAAACTGAATTTCAGATGATATTCTATAAGTCGATTAAAAACAAACAGAAGTTTGTAGATGATTTTAATGACATGGTTCAAATTGAAATGGAAAGCAAAAATCTTAAGTGGACTGCAAACAGTTTATTTTCCAGATTAAAACAATATGCCAGAAATTGGGCAGATAATGAGAAGCGGTACAGTCAGCCAGAAGAAGACCAGAAACGCCCATATCTTTTAAAAGTCAGATAATGAAAGAAACCAAACTACCATATAGTTACGATATAGAACAGGCCGTTATAGCAGCCATGATGATAGATACTGACTCTTCTATAGAAGTGATGCCTATCCTAAAGGATGAAGCTATTTTTTATGATGAAAAACATAAAAGCTTGTTTAAAGCTATACGGTCACTATACAACGAGAATGCAAAGATTGATCTTATCACTGTTTCAGAAAAAATAAAAGTTCTAAAGCTTAAAGTGACACCACATGAAGTCGTAGAGATCAGTCAAAAGATACATGGAACAGCGCACTTAGAATACCACTGCAGGCTATTGTTGCAGTACTACATCAAACGATCTGTGATTAAGAAGTCTCAGGATAATATTAAGCTGGCATTGGAAGAATCTACAGACTCTCTGGATCTGCTCAATGTGGATGCTAAGACCAATGATGACATTAACGAGATTGTATTCTCTGGCAGAAAAACTAAAAGCTATGCACAATCCCTTCAGGATAATTTAAAGCGTGTAGAGTTGTTGAGCAGCAATAGTAAGGATAGCTTTACTGGTATTCCTACAGGTTTTAAAGTTGTAGATGACTTTACGGGTGGATGGCAGAACTCAGATCTTATAATTATAGCTGCACGTCCTGGAATGGGTAAGACTGCTTTGGTCCTTAAGACTGCTGTAAGTTGTGGTTTAAATAACATACCCTGCGCATTCTTTAGTTTGGAAATGTCTAGTAATCAATTAAGTGCCAGGACAATTGCAATTAATTCTAATTTTCATTTGTCACAGTTAATACGTAAAGGGTTTGAAAAGGATAAATACTTCAATACCCTTACGTCAAAGATTGATAGCATGAAGAATTTTCCTTTATACATAGAAGATACACCATCTATGGATATTCGGGATATAGTTAGTAAGGCTAGGATTATGAAGCGTAAGCATGACATTAAAATATTAATTGTGGATTACATCCAGCTTATTGTTGATAAGACAAAGCAGAACAATAGGGAGCAGGAAATATCTTCTATCACTAGAAATCTTAAGCTTATTGCAAAAGAACTTAATATACCTGTGATCGCATTATCTCAGTTGAATAGATCTGTAGAAACCAGAACAGATAAGAGACCAAAGCTGTCTGACTTAAGAGAATCTGGAGCTATAGAGCAGGATGCAGACATAGTGACTTTTCTGTATAGACATCATTACTACTATCCTGATTCTCCACTGGATGACTGGCTATTAAACAAAGGAGCAAATGCAGAGTTTTCTTTTGCTAAGTATCGTGAAGGATCACTAGAGACTATCGGACTTCACTTTGATGGTAGCAGAGTAAAGTATGAAGACCCGGAAGAAATGCAAGCAAATGATGGTGTTATGCCAAACATAGATATTAATAATGATGACCCTTTTTAAGATGCCAAATAAACAGAACAACATAAAAAGACCTTGGGTTCAAGAACGTGTGAGCTACTCTCGCAGGAGTAACGATAATAGTAAGTTCTATAACTCACACACTTGGAGAAAAAAAAGAAAACTATTTCTGCAAAATAATTCTGAATGTGTAAAGTGCAAAGATGAAGGGATTATAACTGAAGCAGTTTATGTGGATCACATACAAAGAATTGAAGATGGTGGCGATAAATTAAATGAAAATAACTTACAATCACTATGCAAAATGCATCACGATAGTAAGTCTGGAAAAGAAGCCCACGGGTATCGTGAAGTCAATGGGCATAGGGGTAAAAACACAAAAACAGATTAACGGATATACATCGCCACTTATCAAGAATTTTACTGATTGTAAATTTTGAAGGGGGGGGGCTAAAGCATTAGATATGAAAACAGTACACAAAGGAGAAGCTTCTGAATTGATTAAATCAATTCCTAAGGCACCAGTTTATTTAGATACAAATGCCAAAAAGCATTTTAAAAACTTTTCTAAGATTTTGATCTCAAATGATTCTTTAAAACGCATTCATGTTCCTGCAGTCGAGATACTGGCAGAAAACTTTTCACAATGGGAATGGTCTGTAAGACAAATAAGAGCTAAGAACAAAGAAAAGAAAGGATCTGGATATGTCCAGAGGTATAATTCTGGTGCCGAAAATATATCTGTGTATTTGACTATAAAACGTGATGCTGAAAAAGCGATCATGCAGTGCTTTAAGCAATTTGGTATAGATCCTAAATCTGAAAAAGAATTAAAGCAAACAGTAGATCCAGCTCAGGGTGATCTATTTGAAGAATTTGGAAAACTTAAAAAATCATAATCGATGCATCTAACTGATGACATGCTACATTCTGTGCCATTTCAATATGCAGAAGATGTTCGATCTGGAAAGCTCACGGTGGGTAAAACCATTAAGCAAGCAGTCAACAGATTTTACAAGTGGATTGATGAATCTGAAACTTCAGGATTTTATATTGATCACAATGCAGGAATGCATATTATTAGGTTTTTTGAAACATTTTTATTTCATACCAAAGGTGAAAAAGCGAAACTTCGTGAAGAATTTAGATTGGAGCCATGGCAGAAGTTTACATTATACAACATATTAGGCTGGAAGGACCAAAACGGTAACAGGAGAATAAAAACAGTTTACGAAAAAGTGGCCAGAAAGAATGGTAAAACTGCTACACTTTCTGGTGTAGGTTTATATTTCCTTTGTTTTGATGATGAATCTTCACCAGAAGTATATGCCGGAGCGACAAAAGAAGACCAGGCAAAAATAGTATGGCAGCAAGCTTATGACTTCGTAAAAAAATCTATAAAGTTAAGATCTGGTGGGGTCAAAAATACTCAACGTGAAATTCGATACCCTGCAGCTATGGGAAAGTTTAAATTCCTTGGTGGTGACTCCAAATCACAAGATGGATTAAACCCTTCTTTAGCTATCATAGATGAGTATCATGCGCACAAAGATGATTCTATTCGGGAAGTTTTAGAATCTGCAATGGGAGCCAGAAAGAACCCTTTATTATATATCATTACTACTGCTGGATTCAATGTGCAATCTGCCTGTAAGGAAGCAGAAGATGTCTACAAAGAAATCCTCTCGGGCATAAAAGAAGATGATCATACATTCATAATGATACATGATCTAGATGAAAGTGATGACTGGGAAGATGAAAATAACTGGATAAAAGCAAATCCAAATCTAAATGTTTCTTTGACACTTAATCATTTACAATCGGAATACAAAAAAGCAATTAATCAACCTTCAAAAATTCCAAATTTTAAAACCAAGCATTTAAATATGTGGGTTGATGCTGCAGATGTTAGGATTCCAGAAAGCAACTGGGATGCTAATTCAGCAAAAATAAAAATGCAGAACTTTATCGAATACGGTTGTGCCGGTGCTATAGATTTAAGTTCTACCATAGATTTATCTGCGATCTGTTTTGTAAGCAATCCAGATCCAGATGGGTATAGAGATATTTTGCCATTACTATTTTGTCCACTGGACACGGTAGACAAAAGATCTGCAGAAGATAGAGTGCCATATAAATTCTGGAAAAATCAAACTTTAGAAAAATATATTGACCTAGAAGGTTTTAAAGATGTCAATAACTTTTTTAAAAAACAAGCTATTTTAGAAGCGACACAAGGTAACCAGATTGACTATGAAAACCTACAAAATATTATCGCTTTTTGTTGGGATGTACTTAAACCAAAATGGTATGAGTACGATTCCTGGCAGGCCACGCAGTTGGTCCAGAACTTAACTGCACGAGAAATAGAAATGCATCCCTATCCACAAACAACAGCACATTTTTCTTTTCCTACTAAGGAATTTGAAAAGCTTATATACTCTGGAAAAATGCGACACGGTGGCCACCCTGTTTTAAAATGGATGATCTCTGGATGTGTGGCTTACATGGATCCAAACGAAAATATTCGCTATGCCAAAAACAAGTCTACAAAACGTATCGATGGCATCATTGCAACGGTAATGGCTTTGGCAGGCACTATGACTGAAATTGAAACTAATGAATCCAAATATAATAATACAGATCCCGATGAAATCACATTCTAAATTGAAAAAAGAAAACGAACTTTTAAAAAAACTAGCTACCACTACTGGCTTTTACACTTACTATTTTGAAATGCTGCCGAAGTGCAAAACCTTTACTGAAGCTTTTAATATGGCAAATGATAAATATCACGAGCTATTTGGTCAGTACAAATACAGCAGTTACAACAGCTTTCAAAATGCAATGAAAAAAAAAAGTAAATGAAAGACTTGAAACTAATACTCATCATCATCTTAACCTTTAGCCTGCCACTGTCCACTTCTGCCCTACTCGATGTAGAATGGATAAATAACCACTGGAGCAGAATAGCGCTTATCCTTTTGCTTATGGCTTTTGAAATTGTGGTGGGAGTGTTTACCCTAAAAGAAATGATTAGTAAAAAATAACTTTTAAAATATGACAACTCCAAAATTTATTAATAATGAATACTTACAACTTCAGTTATGAAAAAAAAATGGACAAACCACGAACTAGACTACCTGTATGAAAACTATCCGCATCAGTATTCCTACGAGATAAAAAAAGTACTCAAAAGGTCTATAAATAGTATCAACAGCAAAGCATATGTTTTAAAGTTAAAAAAAACCATAGCCTTTAAACGTAAAGAAGCTCAGCGGTTAAAAACTACAGGAAAATCCTATCAATTTCAAAAAGGTTACGTGTCACCAAACAAAGGCAAAAAGTTAACAGAATTTATGTCACCAGAAGGTATAGAAGCATCCAAAAAGACACGGTACCAAAAAGGAAACCAACCACATAATATAAAGGCTAATGATGGTGTAATAGTGGATCGAGTAGATTCCGATGGACGTAATTACAGATACATACGTTTAAGCAAAGCAAAATGGGTGCCTTTGCATCGTCACCTTTGGGAGCAGGCTTATGGACCTATACCAGAAAATCACATTATAATTTTTAAAGATAACAATACAGAAAACGCAGTTTTAGAAAATCTAAAGTGCATGAGTAAAGCAGAGAATATGCTGCGTAACTCAAAATACAATTATCCAGAACAAATTATACCGTCAATGGTATTAATCAATAAACTAGAAACCCTTTTAAAACAAAAACAAGATGGCAAACAATAAGCTAGAAGACCTTAACAATCATTTATTTGCACAGCTAGAACGCTTAAGCGATGAAGACCTAACTCTAGAAACACTCGAAAAAGAAATCGAACGCTCTAAGGCCGTAAATGGTGTGGCCAAAAACATTATAGAAAACGCAAAAACCACTCTAGAAGCCACCAAATATATTGTGAATGATATGCCACAAAATCGAATAGTGCCTTCTCAGTTTAGGCTAAAAGAATAGTGGCGACTAAATACGCACTAAACTTTGAATTATGAAAAAACAAAATAAAGATACACAAGCCCCTGAATTAAGCACTAACTCGCCATTATTTATAGATAGTGTTATAGGTAGGCTTTCTTCTGAACTCAATAAAAAGTTAGAAGATTATATGATTGAAGGATTAAAAAGAAAGGGATTTGAGTTTGAAAACAGATTAGAACTTGAAACCTTCATTAAAAATAATTGCAGATGTGAGGACACTCCGCATAAAAAAGAGCGCGTTTATTTTGCAAATGACACACCTTTCTTTCTACACAAATACGAAATTGAAATGACAAATCC